AGATCACCGAGGACATGACCGATGCGCAAAAGCTGGCTTACAAGCTGCTGGTCGATCTGCGCGATGGCACTGTCAAGCTCAACGAAAAGCAGACCGAGCAGATTGCCAATTCGCTTGAGCTGATGCTGGCGACCGACAAGGTCAATCAAGAGCTCAAGAAGAACGAGGAATACATCAAAGCTGTCTCTAAGGCGACCATCGATTTTCTTGAGACGCAGGACAAAAAGCTCGAATCGCTGCTTGAGGACATTGAAAAGCAGCGCGAAGCCAATCAAGAGATCGACCTTGGCAAGGAAGCGCTTGAGCGCTTGCGCATTGAGAAGCTACGCGAGACGGCAGCAAGCCTGGATCGCAAAGCTGCACTGCTTGAGGAGCTTGGACTTGATGGCGAAATTGCGAAAAGTTACCGAGATCAGGCCAAGGCTTTGCGTGACCTTGCAGCGCTTAAGGATGAGGGCGTTGCTGTTCAAGCGGCAAAAGATGCTGCAGACGAGTGGAAAAAGACTAGCGATTCAATCAGCGAATCGCTGACCGATGCCTTGCTGCGCGGCTTTGAGTCGGGCAAGGACTTTGGCAAGAACCTGATGGACACGTTAAAAAACATGTTTCAGACCTTGGTGCTGCGGCCAATCATTCAGCCGGTGGCGCAAGGCATGGCCAACGTGGTGCTTGGTGCCTTTGGCATGGGCGCTGCGGGGCCAGCATCAGCAGCAGGCAACGCAATGGGCACGTTCAACGTGATGTCAGGCTTGAAAAGCGCCTACGACATGATCACAGGCAGCTTCGCATCGCTTGGCAACTCGATCTCGTTTGCCGCGCAAGACATCGGCGCCTGGCTGGTAAGCAACACGACGGGCGTGATGAACAGCGCTGGCGCAAGCCTTATGACCAATGCGGGCGCGATTGGCACTGGTGCAGGTTATGCAGCCGGTGGCTTGGCAGGGATTGGCATCGGTAACGTGATCTCTGGCGACTATTCGACGTTTGGCAACAAGAACGTCTCCACCACCGCAGGCGCTGTGATCGGCTCAGTGCTTGGTGGGCCGATTGGGGGCGCAATTGGCGGCGCGATCGGTGGTCTGGTCAATCGCGCTTTTGGCAGCAAACCGAAAGAAGCAACCGACACTGGCATCACCGGCACCTTAAGCGCCGCAGGCGCAAGCGTTCAATCGTTTACCGATTGGATCAAGGAAGGCGGCTGGTTTAAGTCAGACAAGACAGGCCGAGACATGGAGGCGCTTGGCACTGAGCTCAATGCGTTTCTCGATGGCTCGGTGAAGATGGTTGCTGCCGCGACCAAGGATTACGCAAAGATCATTGGCCTAAATGCCGACGCAATCGATGGCTTTAGCCAGCAAGTGACGATCAGCCTTAAAGGTCTAAGCGCCGCTGAACAAGAGCAGGCGATCGCCAAGGCGATTCAAGGCTTCCAAGACAACCTGGTCGCGCAAATCGGCGCATTGCTTGTGCCATTCCAGATGGCCGGTGAATCGTTGGCGCAGACGCTTGCACGCCTGGCGCAAATTCAGATCGTCAGCGAGCAGCTCAACGAGTTCGGAGGTGCCTTCAGCAACTTTGCCACTGCGTCGGTTACAGCACGCCAAAGCATCATTGAACTGGCTGGCGGCATTGAGCAGCTGGTCGCTAAAGCTCAGGGCTTTGTGGCCAACTTTTACACGCGCGAGGAGCAGGCAGCGATTACGGCGCGTGGCGTTGTTACCGCGCTTGCGCAGTCAGGGTTCACTGAGTCGCAAATTGCGGCGCTTGAAACAAAGGCCGATTTCCGAACACTGCTTGAGAGCATCGATGTCAGCACCGAGATCGGTCAAAAGCAGTTTGTGACCTTACTTGATTTGTCGCAAAGCTATGCAGAGACGGTTCCCATCATGGAGGAACAAGGCCTTTCGTTGCTTGAGCTGATTAAAGACGCGCCAAACATTGAGATGCTGCAGAAGATCTTTGAGACCGATGCTCAATATCAAAGTCGCGTTCAAACAGCAGAGGAGCTTGCACAGTCAACCTTTGAAAGCATGGTCGCAAGCCTTGGAACGATCGACGTGTCCGTTAACAATTTGACGGTTGTTATTGGAAGAGGTTTAGACAACATTGCCATGCAGACAGCGGCTGCGATCAGTTCTGCAAACATGGCGGCACAACAAGCGATCGCCGCAGCTCAAGCCTCAGCAGCGGTGGCTGCAGCAGCTCAAGCAGATGCCGATGCGGCCAATGCGCTTGCCGAATCCATTGCATCAAACATAGATATTGGTGGCGGCAATGCGATGGGTGGCTATATCGGTGGGCCGACGATTGTGGGCGAGCATGGGCCTGAGATCTTCAATCCGCAGACCAGGCAGATCTACACCGCACCAGCCACAGCCAACATGCTCGGCGGTGGCGAAGTTGCTGCCGAGATCAGAGCCTTGCGCGATGAGGTGTCGCTCATGCGCTCAGAGACGCGGGCAACGGCTGTGAACACTTCCAAGATGGTGCGCTTGCAAGACAACTGGGACGTGCGCGGCTTGACGATCAAGACCGATGCTGACCAACCGATTAACACGGTGGCCGCATGAAAGTCATCAAGCCTCAGACTTTCAACTCTGCCACGACTTTAGTGTCAACGTCTGCGGTCGAGACCCTAAGCAACTGGGCTGCTGGAACTTATGCGCTAAATGCAAAAGTGCTGCACCCGCTCACAGTCAACGGAGTCACGTTCAAGTATCAGTGGACAAGCCTTGTTGCAAACAACACCGCAACGCCTGGGACTGACGCCACAAAATGGCTGCAAGGCGATGTGGGAAACAAAGACGCGATGTTTGATGGGCAAGTCAACGTGTCCACTACCGGCACGTCGCCGCTAACGGTCACCATTCGCGCACCGCTTGCTAACTCGGTTGGTTTTGTGGGGCTTGTCGGCTCGCAGCTGGTTGTGACCGTGAAGGACAACGGAGCTAATCCGGCGGTTTACACGCGCACGGTCAACTTAGATGGCTCCATCATTGTTGATTTTTACATGTACTTTTTCGAGCCTTTTGTGCAGCTCGGTGAAGTGGTGCTGACCGATTTGCCACCGTATTTGAACGGCCAAATTACAGCGACGCTGACCAGTGGTAGTCCTGTTGAAATTGGCGAAATTGTGTGGGGTACGTCGTATGTGCTGAGTGACAAAGGAATTGAGCAGGGCGCCTCAGTCAGCATCATCGATTACAGCCGCAAGGACACAGACGCCGACACTGGACGCACGACCTTTACGCGTCGCGCTTTCAGCAAGCGCATGTCGGGCCAGTTTATGGTTGCTAACGACCGAATCAACAGCGTGCAGCGCATCTTGGCAGACCTTCGCGCGGTGCCCAGCGTGTACATCGGATCAGAAGATGCCCAGTACGCGCCACTTGTTGTTTATGGCTTTTACCGAGACTTTTCAATCGACATTGCTTACCCGACCACAAGCCTGTGCCGCATCGAGGTCGAGGGACTGATCTAAAGGACGAGCACAATGCCCATCACAGCACTGCCGACGCCACCAAGCAGAAACGACCCGACCAACTTTTCCACACGGGCTGACGCATTCCTGGCGGCGCTTCCGACGTTTGTCAGCGAAGCCAACGCGCTTCAAAGCGACGTCAACACCAAGCAGACCACAGCCTCCAACGCGGCTACAACCGCGACCACGCAGGCATCCAATGCTGCGACATCGGCAAGCGCTGCAGCTGGTTCCGCGTCGGCAGCCGCAACGTCGGCAGCGGGCATCAACCTGGGCGGCAAGCTCAACCTTGGTGCCAAAGCGTCAAACCCGACCGTTGACAACGAGGGCGCTGCGTTGACAGCTGGTGCGATCTACTACAACACGACCGTCAATGAGACACGGCAATGGACCGGAACAATCTGGAAGCCAATCGGTACATCAATCAATGGCACTGCGCAGCGTCAGATCTTCACCGCAACAGCAGGCCAAACGACCTTCTCAATCGTCTATGACGTTGGCTACATCGACGTTTACCTGAACGGTGTTAAGCAAGTCGATGGCACTGACTTCACGGCCACCAACGGCACGACTGTCGTGTTTGCAAGCGCTCTTGCTGCAGGCGACGTGGTGGACATGGTTGCCTACGGATTGTTCTTGCTTGCATCGGACGCGCTAAACGTCCAGGTCATCAGCAGCAACACCAACGCGCTTGCTTATCGCGTTTATGTGCTGACCGCATCGCTGACCTTGACGCTGCCCGCATCGCCATCGCCTGGGCAATACCTGCGCATCAGCAATGCAAGCGGCACGACGACCTGCGTGGTCGCTCGCAATGGCAGCAACATCATGAGCTTGGCCCAGGATCTGACGCTTAATGTCATCAACGCAGCGACCACGCTGATGTATGCCGATGCCACACGCGGCTGGGTCTTCATTTAGGGGTTATTGATGAGCACATTTTCTCAATTCTTCAGCGGCGGTAAGAGTCAATCTGAGGTCTTTACGTCTGGCCCTGGCACCTGGACGGTCCCCGCAAACGTCACAAGCGTGCGCGTGTTTCTTGTTGGCGGCGGCGGGGGGCGGCGGTGGTGCAGTCAACGCAGCGGGAGCTAACGGCGGCTCTGGCTACATCATGATCACTTGGGTTGGTTAATTAGAGGTCACTTATGTCTAAAGCAAGAACCCTAGCAAACGTCGTCAGCACTGGAAACGTGCTGGCAGATGGCTCGGTCGCTGCGTCCGAATTGACCGGCACCTTGTCGGTTGCTCAAGGCGGAACCGGTGCTTCAACGCTAACCGCTAACAACGTCCTTCTTGGTAACGGGACATCTGCATTACAGGTAGTCGCTCCCGGTTCAAGTGGAAATGTACTGACAAGTAACGGAACGACTTGGCAATCAACAGCGCCTGCTGGTGGTTTTACCAACTTGGCAGTTTTCACTTCATCTGGTACTTGGACGGTTCCTGCTGGCGTTACGAAGTGCAAGATCACTGTAACTGGAGGAGGTGGTGGTACTTATACCAATTATCCGACAAGCGGTGGCGCTGGTGGCACCGCAATTAAATATTTAACTCTTTCTGGCGGATCAATGACTATAACAGTCGGCGCTGGAGGGGCAATTGATACCAGCTCTCCTGGTGGCAGCTCTAGCGTGGTCTATGGGGCGACAACCGTTACTGGTGGTGGAGGTCAAAATTCAGCCGGTGGATCTGCCGGCCCCGGTGGTAATGGTAGTGGTGGTGATTTGAATATTTATGGTGGCGCCGGATTACGAACAGGCGCTGCTACTGCTGTGGGCGGTGTGTCGTTTTGGGGTGGCGATTATTCTTATGGGTCAGGCGGTTCGGTTTTGTATGCGTTTGGGGCTTTTTCTTTCAACGCTGGCAACGCAGGTGTCGTTGTTATTGAGTATTAAGTTAGGGAGTTGTCATGTCAAATTACGCAGTCATTGAAAATGGTAAGGTCGTAAATATAGTTGTCTCAGAACCAGAATATGCAGCGCAGCAAGGTTGGGTGGCTTTGCCCAAAAATGCAGGTATTGGCTGGGATTATGTTGACGGGCAATTTGTTGACAACCGCCCAGCGCCCGAAGTGATAGCACCCCCTGCGTTAACCAAGGAGCAGTTGCTTGCTCAACTTCAGGCTTTGCAGGCGCAGATCGAATCGCTTGAAGCGTAAGGAGCAAGAACGTGAGCACCACGCAACACGCCACCGAATCCACAGCCGCAATCGCAGCCAAAACAGCTCCTCCAGTGAGCGTGTCAATTGCCAGCGTAGCGGGCTACCAGGTCAGCGAGATTTTGCTGTGGGCGACGTTGGTCTACACGGTGCTCATGATCGGACACAAGCTCTATCAGATCTTTAAGGAGTTTCGAGGTGAGTGATCTTGCTTTCAAACGCGGCTCGACACTCAGCCTGGCGGGCATCTGCAAGCTGCCGCAAGGCACCTGGTCGGCAACATCAAAGATCAAGCTCATCAGCGGCACCAAGGTGAGCCTTGGCGTGGCTTTGGCTGCTCTTCAAGCGGTCGGACCCGACGGTGAAACGCACAGCATTGCTTTGAGCAAAGCCGCTGCGGACACGGCGAGCTGGGCAGCTGGCACTGCGCGAATTGACATTGTTTTCACGGACACGGCAGGCAACTCGGTGCCGACCGAGACCTTTGAGCTCGTCATCGAGGAGACGATCACATGACCGCGCTCGTCAACTTCGAGGTGCGTCTCACCAACTTCAATCAGCCAGGCGATGTGGGCGTCGATCCATCGACCAACCAGGTTGTGATCACGGCGCTGCAGACGGTGCTCAAGGGCGACACAGGGCCACAAGGGCCACCAGGCGCGGCAAGCGGAAGCCTGGACGATCTGACCGACGTCAATGTGACAGTCAAAGCAACAAACGAGTTTTTGGCCTGGAACGGAACAAACTGGGTCGCACAGCCGCTGGATGGCGGCACTTTTAACTGAAGGGGTAAATCATGGCTCGCATTCAACTTAAACGTGGCCTTAAGGCCAATCTGCCCTCATCGTCAATGTTGGCCGGTGAAGCTCATTTCACAACCGATCGCGGCACGCTGCACGTTGCCACGGGCGCATCAGTCTCGCTGCCGATCGTCCCAGCAGTCGATGATCTGACGACGCTTGCCAGCATTGACGGTGCTGCCGATCTGATTCTGGTTCACGACGCGTCGGAAGCTGCTGGTCAAAAAGAAAAGAAGATCACCTTTAACAACTTCAAGACTGCGCTCAACATTCCGGCAGGCACGACCGATGAAAAGGTTGCTGTGGTTTCCGGCGGCACCGCAGGCTACATCTTTGGCACCGACGGCACCGATGGCATCTTGCGAATGAATAGCTCGATGCTAATGACCAAGGACGCGTCCAATGGCTTTGTGACCTTGGCTGTCGGCACCGTGGACTGCGGGACGTTCTAATGCCCACGCTCAAGATCAAGCGCGGCACACGCGCTCAGATCACGACGGCTGCAGGCGCCAGCCAGCTTGCTGCAGGCGAGCCTTATCTGATCACCGATGAGGCGAGGATTGCCATTGGCACCTCGGCAACGAGCTTCATGGACTTTGCCAAGTTGAGCGAGGCGGGTGGAGGCGGTGGCGGCAGCTCAAACACGGCCATTGAGGGCGGCTTTCCAGACTCGTCCTATGCCGCGATCACACCGATTGATGGAGGTACTCCTTAATGCCACAACAAATCCAACTGCGGCGCGGCACGACTGCGCAGTGGTCGTCCGCAAATCCGACGCTTGCCCAGGGTGAGGTCGGTGTCGAGACTGACACCAACAAGTTCAAAGTCGGCACCGGTTCGACTGCCTGGAACAGCCTGGCTTATGCAGGCGTCACGGGTGCTGCGTCTTCAACAGATGGTGCGCTTGTTGCGTTTGATGGCACGACCGGCAAGGTCATCAAAGCAAACGGCACCGTGACGGCCGGCCAGGGTGGAACAGGTCAGACCAGCTTCACCAACGGCCAGCTCTTGATCGGTAACGCTTCCGGCGGCCTCAGCAAAGCAACGCTAACGGCTGGCAGTAACGTGACCATTACTAACGGCGATGGAGCGATCACGATCGCGGCAGCTGGAGGTGGAGGCGGCGGCGGGCTATCGTGGCAATCCGTCCAAACCACAGGCTTCACCGCAGTCGCAGGCAGAGCTTATCCCTGCAACACTACGAGCGCAGCCTTCACCGTCACGCTGCCTGCAAGCCCAGCGGCAGGGGATTTGGTCACGCTGGTTGATTACGCTGCAACGTGGGATACCAACAACCTTACCGTCGACCCAAATGGAAACAAGTTAAACGGAGGGACAGGTAACGGGGTATTGTCTGCTGAAAGAGGCTCGGTCAATTTAGTTTATGTTGACTCAACGCAGGGCTGGATTTCTTACGCCTCCAACGGCACAACAACAATTGTTCAAGCTACCCCATCCGTTGAATATCTTGTCGTTGCTGGTGGTGGCGGTGGCAGCAAGAACGGAAATAGTAATGATGCTGGTGGTGCTGGAGGTGGTGCTGGCGGTTTTCGCACCGGTATAGATCTTTCAGTAACGGGTGGTACAACTTACACCGTAACCGTAGGCGCTGGCGGAGCAGCATCGACAACCGCAACTGCAAACGGATCAAGCGGCGGAAATTCTGTGTTTAGTACCATTACTTCTGCGGGTGGCGGTGGTGCTGGCGGTAACGCATCTAATGGCGTTGCCGGTGGATCGGGTGGTGCAGCCGGTACTTATGGCCTGGGAACTGGCGGTGCTGGTAATACGCCTAGCGTTGTCCCATCTCAAGGTAATAAAGGCGGGGATGGCAACGGTAATCGTGGTGGTGGAGGTGGAGGTGGTGCTAGTGCGATAGGCGCAAACCCGTCCGGTGTATCTGGAGGAAATGGGGGAAATGGCACAGCGTCCTCTATTTCAGGCTCTTCAACCACTTATGCGGGTGGTGGCGGTGGTGGCGCAAGAAGCGATGGAACTGCGGGAACTGGTGGGAGTGGTGGCGGTGGCGCAGGGAGCAATTCTGGATCTGTCGCAGGAACAAACGGCACAGCCAATTCGGGTGGTGGCGGCGGTGGCGGGGGTAATACTAGTGGCACCGCAAGTAACGGCGGCACAGGTGGCTCCGGTATTGTGATTATCCGTTATGCGAGCACTTATCCAGCGGCGGCCTCAACTACTGGCTCGCCAAACATCACAGTGGCTGGCGGTTACCGTGTTTATCAATGGACCGGCAACGGCTCCATCACATTCTGAGGTTAACTATGGCTCACTTTGCAAAGCTAGACAAAAACAATGTGGTGCTAGAGGTTCACGTTGTTCACAACAACGAGCTGCTTGACGGCAATGGCCAAGAGCAAGAATGGAAAGGCGTGTGGTTTCTGCAAAACTGGTCTGGCGGTTATCCGTACTGGAAGCAGACAAGCTACAACGGTTCATTTCGCAAGAACTTTGCAGGCATCGGCTACACCTACGACCCTGACCGAGACGCTTTCATCCCGCCTAAGCCCTATCCCAGTTGGGTGCTGAATGAGCAGACATGTCTCTGGGATGCTCCGGTAGCAATTCCCACAGACGGAAAGCGGTATCAGTGGGATGAGGCGACGACCAGCTGGGTCGAGATGGCTGCAGCCTAATCAACCAACCCAACCAACCAACCCGCTTCGGCGGGTTTTTTATTTTCTGCAAATGACACATCTCAGAGATTTTCAATGGCTTCACGAAAAAGCCGACCACTGGTGATGATCGTGTGGCTTGATGCCGCGCATGACACATTTGGGTGGGGCAAAGGCTTAGAGGCCGAGCAGGTGTTTGAGGTTCCGCTGGTGCAATCGGTTGGCTGGCTGATCGCTCGGAACAAGCAAGGGATCAAGATTGCGCAATCGCTTACCAGCGACAACATCGCGCAGACCTTGGTCGTACCGGCAAGGATGATTCAAAAGGTCATCAACTTGCCCAACCCACTAGGGCAAGCGCATGACAAAGAAAACCTGCAGTGATGAAGAATTTATTGAGATCTGGAACAAATTAAATAGCCCAAGCCTGGTCGCGCAGCATCTTGGGATCAACGTTCGGAACGTTTTTGCGCGACGCGACAGGATCAGCAAAATATACAACGTTGAATTAAACACGTCGGCTGATCAACGCATCAACTCCAATTCGCCAACATTGGCGATGCCAGCCGATAAGGTCAGAGCAATCGCCAACATCAGCGGCTATGTGATCGTGTTCAGCGATGCGCACTTTTTCCCAGGCGAAAAAAGCATCGGCTACCAGGCGCTGATCAAGCTGATCAAGCAGCTCAAGCCCAAGCTCATCATTGGTAATGGCGACTTGCTTGATGGCGCGACCATCCACTCCCACGGACCTATGGGGTGGGAAAGCCCACCAACTTTGAAGCAGGAATTAGATGCAGTGCAAGACGCGATGTCAGGCATCGAGAAAGTTGCCAAGGGCGCGATTCTGCATCGGACGGTCGGCAATCACGACATCCGCTTTGATCGTCGCTTGGCTGGCCAGGTGCCCGAATACCGCGACATCGCAGGCACCACGCTCAAGGATCACCTGCCACTGTGGACCGTCTCTTGGTCGGTCATGGTCAACGGCAACACGATGATCAAGCACCGCATCAACGGGGGCTTGCACAGCGCATACATGAACACCCTCCGTGGCGGGGTCTCAACAGTCACAGGGCATACGCATTTGCTTGAGGTCAAGCCTTGGAGCGACTACACGGGCAGGCGCTGGGGCGTTAGCACCGGCATGCTGTCCGATCCCGAAGACGCTCAATTCAGATATGCCGAAGACAGCCCGCGTCCTTGGTGCCAGGGCTTTGCAGTTCTCAAGTACGACGACAACGGCATGCTGCTGCCACCGGAGCTCTGCGAGGTGGTGGGCGGCGTTGCTTACTTTCGCGGCGAGCCAGTGCTGTGATGGACCGCAAACCTATTGCCGCGCTGGCGTTGAGCGCGGTGGCACTCATTGGCATTGCAACGCACGAAGGCTACTCAGACCGACCGATCGTGCCGGTCAAAGGCGACAGACTCACTATTGGCTTTGGCGATGCCACTGGCGTCAAGCCAACCGACAAGACCGACCCAGTGCGGGCGCTGATCAGGCTTGGCGAGCACGTCTCGAATTTCGAGCGCGAGCTCAAGGCCTGCATTGGCGACGTGCCGATGTACCAGCACGAGTGGGATAGCTACATCTCATGGGCTTACAACGTAGGCACCAGCGCGGCCTGCAAATCAACCCTTGTAAGCAAACTGAAGGCTGGCGACTACGCGGGCGCGTGCGCCGAGCTGCTGCGCTGGGACAAGTTCCAAGGCAAAGCGCTGCCAGGGCTGACTAAGCGGCGCCAGGACGAATACCGCAAGTGCATCGGAGGCACGACATGATCTTGCTCTACTTGCGGCTTGTTGCTGCCGCGCTCGTCGTTGTCATGCTGGCCGTGACGCACATCTGGACGTTCTACGAAGGCAAGGCATCAGGCAAGGCTGCGTTTGACCAGGCGCTGGCCGAGCAATCCAAAAAAACCATTGAGCTTGAGCGCCAGGCGAGAGCGAAAGAGCAGCAATTGATCAGCGAGAAACAGAAAGCGGAGACTCAATATGTCCAAGCCAAGCGCCAGGCGGCTGCTGCTGCCACTGATGCTCATTCTGAGCTTGACCGGCTGCGCCACGAGCTCGCTGCCCGCAGCGCCAGTGCAAGCGCCGCAGATCCCACCACCGGCACCAGAGCTGCTAGTCGAGCCGGACTTGAGTCAGAGCTACTCGGACATTGTGCGCAAGCTCTTACAGGAATGGCGGCAGAGGCTGACCGATTGGAAGCGCTCGTCGTAGGCCTGCAGGCCTATGTCAAAAACGTGTGCCTTGCGCGATGATTCCAGGCGATCTCACCGACCAGGCGACGCTCCTAGAAGAAATTCACCGCGATAAGGCCGTTAAAGCTGTCCAAGCGGCGCTCAGGCGCGATCAAATTGCACCGACAGGCGAATGTCGCAACTGCGGTGAAATAGTCGCGCCAGAGGTACGATTTTGCAATGCTGACTGCCGCGACGACTATGAGCGTCAGGCTCGGATGCGCAGGCTCTCAGGCACCTAAAATCGTTTTCCCAACCATGACTTGCTAACTAGTAAAATCAAACACTTACAGCATGCAATTTTGCCAATGTTGAGAAAATGATTTGATGCTAAATGATTGATTTTATTGAATTAGTTGTCAGACTTGAAAACCGTTTCACACCTCTATAAGTACCTGATTTATAAAGGTTTGTTTTAGAGAGTTTTCCCAACTTGGGAAAATCGTTTTCCCAACTAACCTAGTTGGGTAGCAGTTATGGAGGCTTGGGTGAGCGGTTTAAACCAGCAGTCTTGAAAACTGCCGAAGGGGTGACCCTTCCGTGAGTTCGAATCTCACAGCCTCCGCCACAACGCAAAACGGCCCCATTTGGGGCCGTTATTGCTTGGCGGGGGCAATTATTTAATGGGCTTAACAGTCTCACCAACGCGCCGATAGACCTTTTGCGTGATCTCGTGCTCGGTGTGACCAAGCAGCTTGCTAGCGTGCTCCAGGTCGGTCTCTGACGCAGCCTTGGGTCGAATATCTCGGAATTGGAAAGCCTGAATTCTGGAAGCCAGCGCCTCGTCTGCGACCTTTTGTGCTTTCAGGCGTGCATTGTCAAAGCGCACCCTCAAGGTGTGCTTTTTGAGTGGCACGCCGCTTGCCGTGGCAATCAGGTAAACGCTTGAGACCTTCCTTGCGCGGATGCGCTCAATCACGGCGCCGAGCTGCGTGCCAGCCAAGACAATGCGCAGCTTGCGCTTGGTTTTGTTTTGCTCGACTTCAAGCGCACCGTCCTTGATGTCAGAAAAGCGCATCTTCAGCACGTCAGCCGGACGTTGTCCGGACAGATAAGCCAAGTCCATCGCGTCGCGCAGCTCATCGCACGCGGCCTGGTAGACAGCGTTCCACACCGCATCGTCGGCGTAATAGTCGCGCGGCGTTTCGCGGTTCTTTCGCACACCGCGGCAAGGGTTCTCCTTGGCCGTGTATCCCCACTCTCTTGCCATGTTCCAAACGTGCGACAGCAGCGCGAGCTCGCGGTTGGCACGCACTGGAGCAGCTGCGCCGCGCTTGTCCCGATACTGCGCAACGTGCTGCGGTGTGATCGCATCGATGGGCGCTGCGTCAAAGACCTTGCGCAGCATGGCGAGCTCGGCCAGGTTATTGGCTTGTGTTTTGGGCGCTTTGTTGGGTATCACCTCGCGCTCATAGCGGCTGAAAATGGGTGACATAAAGCCAGTTTCTGGTGGTGCCTCGCGGCACTCCAACTCAGCCCATTTACGCTTGGCTTCGTTCAAATCATTGCCAAGCGGGATCTTGACACGCTTGCCGTTGACGTAACCGTTGTAATAAAAAGATTGCCAAGTCTTGCCGCTCGCCAGCTGCTTGCGCACGCGGATCATTCGGGGCGGCAGATCTCGGTTGGTGCTCTTGGGTCGCATAAGGCAACGTTACCCTAAAACAGAAAAATCAGGTGACCAGGCTGTCTCTGCACCGGTGGCCGTTGGCCGCACGCCTGCAAGCCTCATGCGAGCGTACCAACGGCCAACGATGGCACGACCGGCACCGTTGACGACATAGACCCAGCCTTGCTTGTCGAGCCAATCGCGCTGCGAGCCAGTGTGCTTGTAGCCCGTCACCTCGATGAGCTCCTCTGGCGTCAGAAATTCCGAGTCAATCATGGAGCTTTCTGTAGTGGGCCAGGAGCGCCGCTTCAGCGCGTCCGTCGTCCTTCAAGCGCTTGAATTCACCAGCCTGCGATGGCCACAGCTGCGCAGCCTTGGCCCTGGCTGCGTCCTTGCCGCTGTTGAGCTTGAGCGCCTTTTTCCAGCTCGCAGGCGTGACCGTGGTCGCGGGTATCGACAAGCCAGCCAGCACGCCAAGGACAACACCGTAGGCCTGGCCAAAGGAGAACATTGAGGACACGCCTTGACCAGGCATGGCATTGACTTGCTCAACCACAGCGACCGTGTCAGCCACGTTGTAGAGGCGCAGCTCGGAGGCCAGCATCTCAGGGCTCATGCGGCGCTTGGCCTTGCCAGCGACGGTCACCTCGACCACCGGCATGTCAAACACCTGCACCAGTGCGCCGCTGCGCTCCAGGATGGCGACCGCACCACCAGCGCCAGGATCGACTCCGATGATGAAGCTCATTGCGCCATCTGCTCAAGGTTGCGCAAGCTCTTTGCAATTTTGCTTCGTTGCGTGCGCTCCTTTTTGGTTTCAGGCTTTGAGTCTTTGTCTAGATCTTCTGGCGTGTTCCAAGCAATGCCACCGCTGATTACTTCAGCGCCAGGGAACTCTTCTTTGATCGCTGCGGCCTCTCCAAGCAAGACGCTAGGGCAACGCTGCAGCTCAGATGATGTGAAAGCTTGGCCGTAACCTTCAACCGTCTCATTGCCATTGACAAACGTTTGACCGGTTTGGCGGTGCTTGTAGGCAACCCAGCTTGGGCCTCCGTCGATCGCCTGCGCGTAGGGCGTTAAAGCAGGGATCAACAGATGATCACCGCAACCTTTTCGTTGCTTGGCTTCATCAAGTTTGTTGTTGTGATGACCGCAATGCCATGCGCCATTCACAATAGGCGAAGCATGACAACACGTTCGACAGTTTGCATCAGCGGCAATGCCGCCATGACAAACTTCGTGAAACGTACAGCCCTTGCATTGCCAGTTTGACGGGTCGTTTGAAATTGGCTCCGGCGGCGTTGGCATCGCAATTAAGCCTTGAGCGTAGTCAATCAGATTTTCAAAGTGATCTTTATCAAAATGAACCCACTCAACGTACACGTCATCGGTGTCTTTGTTGACCGCGAGATAAAGCGCACGCTCAAGTTCCATCAAACCCATGTAGATCTGCAGCTGATCGAAGTGCTGCGGCTTGCTTCCAGCAACTTTTTTTGACAACAAATCGGCAAAGCTCTTGGCGTTGTGCGTCTTAAATTCAATCACCGCAGCTGTCTTTGGCGCTTCTGGCAAGCCTTTAGCAACACCGTCAAGGCTTCCACCAAAGTGCCCGTCACAGGCGCTCACGCGCCACTGCTCGCCAGTGTTGGGATCGGTGTCCCACACCTGGGCGCCGATGCCGCGCAGTTCTTCCAACAGACGCAGCTCTTCGCGTTTGCCCGTGTCAAACATGCGCAGCACGCGGCCTGAAAACTGAGCTTTTTTTACCCAACGCCAGGTCAGCCACACGTACCGCGCGCACGGGTGGCCGATGATGCTGGCGCCCATGTGCGGCCGGTGCTCTTGCGGTTTTGATTCATACCAGCGCACGATCGCGTGCGCCGTTGTGTGCTGGGTTTCAGGTAGCGCAGCCATGACTAGCCCCAGGGGCGTTGAGATTTGGCCGGGGCTGTAGCTGCGGCGGGCTTGACCTGAACCCGCGCCGCAGCGGTCGCAGCAGCTGGTTTGTAATCCCAGATCACGTTGCGCGTCGGGTCCTTCTTGTCGGTGCCAATCGTTGCGATAAAGGCCAAATCGTGCAACTCCTCGGAGTCTTCGATCTCATTCAAGCCCACGGCCATGCACAGGCGCGCCAGCTGCTCTTGCGCGATCTTGACGGTCTGCTGGCTTAAGTTGTCCAGGTTCAAACGCTCCCAGTGGCGGCGACCGGAAAACGTACCGCCGATGATCTGCATCTCAAGCTCAAGGTAGTGGCCATTGCCAGCCTTGGTCGGCTTGGTGTCTGACTTGATAATGATCATCTCGTAGTCACCCTCGGGCAACGCTTCGTAACTGCGCGGTGTGATTTCGACGTTGAATGCTTTGAAGTTCAGTTGTGCCATTTCAGTTTCCTTTCGAGGCCAAAGCCTCAGCAAATGAGCCCCAGGCAAGGGGCATGTTTTTAAGACCAAAGCGATTGCCACCCATGTGTGCAGGGTGAGGCTCGACGTGCAAGATCCGCTTGCCGGTTGTGCGGGCCTTGACTTCCTTGCTGCCGTAACCGGCATCTGACTCGACCGTCGTGATCTGATAGTTGGCCCAGCCGATCACGTCAGCCCACTCCATCACTAGGGCGCTTGCCCGATCGTTGAGCTTCAAGACGTATTGGTCATAGCCGTCATGCAACGGGCTCTCAAAGCGCTTGATCTTGTCGTGCGCGATCAAGATCACGGCCATGTTGCGTTGCTGGCGCAGCGCTTCAAAGCCTGTCAACAAATTGCGCCATTCCTCGGCAGCGGCGACGTAACCCTTGCCATAGCCTGGCGCCTCGATCGATGCCCACTTGTTGACTTCGCAAACGTGCTGCTGCACCAGCGGCTCAAGCCAATCGAGCGAATCGAGAAACACGGTTTGAAAGTCGTGCTGCTCTCTGAGCAGTGTCTTCATGGCTTGGTAGACGTCTTGCAATGACGAAGCAAGCGGAAAGGCGTTCGCATCGACCGCGTCGGCGCCGTCTTCGGTCAGGATGCCGACAGCACGAGGCGCAGAGGCCGCAAAGGTTGTCTTGCCGATCTTGCCTGGGCCTGCGACGACGATCTTGGGCGCACGCATGCGTTTGGTCTTGCAGATGGATGAGAGATCAAAGGCCATGCTCATTGCTCCTTAAATTCGATCGCCACGCCCGTCTTGGCGGGTTTGGTGGTGACGGCTGACGCAATCCTTGCCCACATGGTTGGCGACTCTTGCCGGATCGCCTTGAGCTTGGTTTCGTCAACTTCCATCTTCAGGCGCACTGGGCGCACGTCTTCAGGCCAATCGATCGTCATCGTGTGCAGCGCGATTAAGTCGCACTTGTAAGTGAGCTTGCCGGTGAGCTTGATCTTGGTGCCCAGGTCGGTCTCGATGGTCGAGCTGCCTTCCTCACGCGCTGGATAGAGCGCCAGGATCTGCTCCTCGATGCCCACGCGCTCGTCGCGGGCCTCGAATTCACGCTGCTTGGCTTGCTGCCACTTCAAAGTCAGTTGGTCGATCAAATCCATGTTGTTTGTTCCTCAGTTGGTTGTGAATTTCGCAGCGCTTAGTTCGAAAGATTGAGCCCGCGCGTCCAGTGCCTGGGCCAAAGCATCTGCATGTCCACCTTGGCTCCAAGCTCAATGAGCTCTGTCGTTGTCTTGATCGTGTGCATGCCGCGACCAGGACTGACCCAAAGCTGACGCTTGGTGTAATGGGGCACAAAAGGCACTTTGCCCACCCACAGCATCGGTTGCAAATCCCGTTCGGCAATCGGGTTGTCTTCTTGTTTCATCGTCGGTTCCTTTCAGCAAGTTGAGGAAAAACTGGGCTTCAATGGCTCGCCTGCGGCTGTCCAGCATTTCAAGCTGAAAGTCGAGCCATTTCTTGATGTAGCGCGCATCGCGCGATGGGGGAATCCAGCCGGTGACGCGGTGCCAGGTGGCCATGACGTCAGCGCCGCTGATGTAGGGGCGCAGCTCTGGGGTGTTGTCGTTCAAAGCATTCCCCAGGCCAGTACGGCAAAGATGAAACCGAAAGCAGCGCCTCCAGCGATGAGTGTGAAGTTGCTGGACTTCATGCTGCAGCCCCTTCGTACTTTGCAACCCGTTGATAGTGAGAAGCCAGGGCAAAGGCCTGGCCGAGATGTTGACGGCTGCCAACTACGCTGCCGTCTTTGTCGTCGGTGACGTAGTAGAGGTTTTTGCCTGCGTGCCAGACGCGAAAGCGGCCATCGGCAGCTTTGAATTTCCAAGTTTTGCGGTCATCGTTCATGTTCGGGTTCCTCGTTCAGTTCAATGTTGTGCATTAAACAAAACATTGAGAAAATCGCATCAATAAGTTGACAAAAATAGTCGGGAATTTGCATGAATCAAACAGGCTTAATCCAAAGCACACGGCTGGCCCAAACCACCCTGACGTCAGACTTCAGCATATCCGCGCCGCTGCCGTTGATCAGGTTAAACGTACCAGCTCGATAACCAGGCTTGAGCGTTGCGAGCAGCTGGTCACCGGTCTCAAGCGCCACCACACAAAACTGGTGCAAATGGGCCTTCGGATCATCTTCACTGCCGTTTACAAAATATAACCATCCATCGAGGATGTCACCAAACGATTGGCGGCGCATTGCGTAGCCACCGAGCGGGCAATCAGCAGGGCCAACCACCGTGTCGTGGGTTCGCGGTGGGTAAAGCGTTACAACGTGATGCCTGTTGATGTACCCAATCACTTTGACGCGCACCACATCATCAGTGACCTGAACACCGGCGCGGCGAAGCACTTCCGTTGTAGCCACATTGAGGACCGTAGCAATCGCATGCGCCTCTTCGGTCGTGAGCTTGCGAAGCCCGCGCAACGTGAGCGAAAGCGCACCTGGATCTAGCTCCAGTAATTTGGCTAGACCTCGCTGGGATAGCTTGCGTTCTTTTAAGCGATCGCGGAACCAATCGGTGTCCAAAACTGCACCTAGTTGTCTTTTGTGAATAGGTTGGTAACATTGTCACAAACTGGACGTTGAGTCAATCGCAACTTGGTGGAGATTTACAGATGACCATTCCCACAGTTCACTTTCTTTCGCCCGCGTACCACGTCATTGAAAAACTGGGGGGCAAAACGCTGGTGTCAGATGAGCTTGGCTTAAATAAATCAGCTTTATCAAGGTGGTGCGCTCCAAGGCCGGAGGGCACGGGCGGCATGGTGCCACAGCGCTACTGGCCGCAGTTGATGGAGATGGCTCGTCGTAGGGGCGTTGTCATTACCCTGGAGGAATTGGCCGCTGTTGAGGTTTGAGATGGTCATTGAGGAACAAGCAATGACCAACTCCGACTTTTTGTCTGAAATTTATGGCCATCTAGACTCCGGTGTTTACGGCTGGGTGGCAAGTTTCCGCGAAAGCCCTGATGGTGCGCCACCATCCGTTTGGACGGGCAGGCCTTATCGAGGAGTGCCCGCGCACGCCCAGCTGATTGATCGCGCAGTTGATGACAACACCTACTTTTGCACGTCGGTGCTCACCACAACCGCTGACGGCGAGCTCATCAGACGCAAGGAGACTTTTCATCGCCTCGCGGTGTTGGCGCTTGATGACGTGCAGCTTGCTGACGTGGCCAATTTGTCCTACGCGATCCAGACGAGCCCAGGCAAGCACCAGGTTGGCATCTTGCTTGACCCTGATGATCCCGATTGCAGCAACGCCGCACTGGTTGACCGCGTGATGATTTCGCTCTCAACACGAGGGCGAACAAACGATCGCTCAGGCAATGGCTGCGTGCGTTATGTGCGTTTACCGCGTGGCGCGAACACCAAGCAACGCGCTGCCGGTGTGTGGCGCGTACAGCTTGAGATCTGGAATCCCAGCGTGCGTTGGTCGCTTGATGACGCTTGCCAGGCAGTTGGCATTGATCTGGACGATCTGCGTCAAGAGCCTGTGCAGCCCAACAATCGCCAAGCCGCAAAGGGATCTCACGCGGGCGAAATGATCGCAGGCATTTCTGGACCCGTGGATCAGCGCTCATATCACGAAAACCTTACAAGGCTTGCAGCCTCATTGGTTGCTGGTGGCATGTTTGCGGGCGCTGCGGTTGAGTTTCTGTATAGCCTGATGGATCAGGTTAAGCCCGAAACTAGCCAGCTTGATGAGCTGCGCCGCTGGCAGGCTCGCCGTGCTGAGATCCCGCGTGCGGTGCGATCAGCAGAGCAGTTTGCGCCCTCGGTGCGACAGCCACCGTCGATCACGGTTAACTTAAACGCGGCCAACACAGCGCAAACTCAGCCAAACGACTTAGTCCCGATGGATTGGACGTCATTGGCGCACAGTGAGCCTGAGCCCACAGCCTGGCAGCTTCAAGGTTGGTTGCCTGAGCGAACTGTGACGCTGCTTGCGGCTAACGGCGGTGTTGGGAAGTCGAATCTGTCGCTGCAGATCAGTGTGGCGCTTGCTCTTGGAAAACCTTTCATGGGCATTGAAACCCAGCCCAGCCGCGTCTTGGTTTTATCGGGTGAAGATGAGGCAAGGACGGTTCACTTTCGCGTGGCCAACATCTGCGCCGATCAAAACGTGCCGATGCACGCGTTGCGTGAGAACCTGGTGGTGTACGACTTGACACAATCTGATTGCGTGCTCTGGCGCAACGGCTATCCGACCGAGCGCATGCAGTGGCTTGCTGACACTGCGGTGCGCAGCAAAGCACAGACGATCGTGATTGATAACGCGTCGGACGTTTTTGCTGACAACGAAAACGACAGGACAGCGGTCAGGGGTTTTATGCGAGCCTTGAATCTGATTGCGCACACCACCGGCGCTGCAGTCTTGTTGCTAGCGCACGTTGACAAGGCGTCGGTGCGTGTCGGGGCGGGCCTGGACAGCAACTCGACCTTCAGTGGATCGACCGCGTGGAATAACTCAGCCCGCTCGCGCTGGGCGATGGTGCGAGATGGCAATGCGATCTATCTAAGGCACGAAAAGTGCAACCTTGGGGCGCTTCAAGAGCCCATCAACTTAGAGTTTGATGTCGTCAGTAAAACGTTTAAGCTCTTTGGAACTATTCCAGGCACTATTTTTGCGGCTCAAATGTTGCGAAAAGCACAATACAATGCGATTTTAGACATGGTTGCAGAGGCTAACGAAGAGGGTAGCAATCTTTCAATGCAGCCGAATGCACCAAACAACATTTACAAAAAACTCAAAACACACGAGCAGTTTCCATTACGCATGGACCGCAAGACATTTTTTAGTCGTTTGCAAGATCTCATTGGTGATGGATCGCTTGCTGGTGAGGAATACGAAGGCAAAAACAGGGAAAGGCGCGAGCGCGTCGTCGTGACCGCTAAAGGCCACGAGCAAATGGAGAAGCAAGCATGAAGTTCACACGCTTGCCGCGGTTTGAAGTTCACGACGATCAAGGCTTAGTGCGCCGCTTTGATAGCAAAGACGAGGCGCAAGGCTTTGTCCGCACTGACAAGTCACTGGTTCTTAAACGCACTCAGCAGCTTTCATACAAGCAGCAGCTGGACAACTTCTTAAGGAGTTTGCCCGATGCAACTTACTGAACGACAGCAGCTTTATCTGAACTATTTGAAAAGGCGCAAGACGCCGATTGATGCTATTGGGCTTGGCGAGCACTTTGCACGCACGCCGAGGTCAATTGCGGGAGCGCTGATGCCGTTGATCGAGGCTGGCCTGGTGACCAGGCACAGGCAGGAGCGGCAGCGCTCGGTCGCCGTCAAACATGGGTTCGCGTACTACTACGAATCGGTTGAAAAGATTGAGCGTCGACCGAACAATAAAACGCATAAGTTTCAACACTATAGACCGTTTTATTTATGTGCTTTGTGAAGCCATTTGAAAGCATTGGAAGGTTTTTAGACGGCGTTCTGGCCATGTGCCTGCTGCTGTTCTTAGCGCTGCCAGTGACGATTGTGTCTGCAATGGTCATGGCCTTAATCAATTTGTTTAGAAAAAAGGAGAGCAAGACGTGAGTGTCGAAGAAGCATGGCTGACTTATTGCAAAACGTATGGCATGGACAGCACCAATCGCCACATGTTTGCCATCTTCAAAGCGGGGTGGGACGGGGCAATCATGAAAGCACGCAGGACCGTTTATCAAGGCGAAGAATGGAAGCTGCTCGACAACGACATGGCTTAGAGCATGACCCTAATGGGCTCAATCAGCACGCACCAGGCGCCAAGCTCGATGCCGGAAAGATCAGGCCAACGCTGATCATCAACTCGATGCACCGAGCCATTCGCGCGGTGGTTGAAGTTAGCGAGTACGGCGCGACCAAGTACAGCGCAGACGGCTGGCAGTACGTTGAAGATGGGTTTAAGCGCTACACAGACGCGATGCACCGGCATTTACTGGCTGAGAACGACGCGCTGCACGATCCGCAGACAGGACTCACACACGCAGCGCACGCGGCTTGGAACGCATTGGCACGCCTTGAGCTGCTGCTGCGGGAGATCGAGGAAAGGGGTGAGCCATGATCACCAACTTACCCGCTCATCAATCAGCGCAGCTGCCTTCGGTCATTGAGATGCGCATGGAAATGCTTGCCCAACAGGCCGATGCCTTGACGCGCCAGGCGCAGCGCCTGCGCGAGCAGGCCGAGGCAAGCTACCGGCAAATTTGCTGTGGCGGTGCTTGCAACCAAGGCCATGAGTGCCCGCTTGAGGGTCTCAAATGACTTGCACGCACTTAGCACGCAGTTCGCACGCACTAGTACGTGCAACCGCGTGCAAAAGCCAGCCCCCTGATGATGAGAGACCCCCTTTAAAGGGGTCTCATCAGGGGGTTTTGCACTGCACGCACTTACTTAGTATAGGTGTGGAGTAAGTGCGTGCAGATTTTGGCCGGTGATGAGCTGGATTTTTTTCATCACTTTTTTTGTCTGCTTTGATGAGGAAAGCGCACGATGATTGGAATGAATCAACGTTTAGTTGTAACAGGCGGTGGCGATGAGCGCGTTGATTGAGCGCGTTGTCACCGCGTTGGGGAGCGATGACTTGCGGCTGCGCGAGACCGCATGCGATCTGGACAAGGTGATCGCGTCGGGCTGGTCTGGCCGGTCACGCAGCCTGGGCGCGTTGGCCTTCCGGTCGCGCTACACGCTGGACGTCGAGCGCACCAGGCAGTTGCTGCGGTCAGTGTCCAGGCTGGCGCTGGCAAAAGCTCGCCAAAAAAAAAGGGGGGGCACCCGTGATGAAATTGAGCGGCTGGCCTGCTGCGTGTGCTTTTGGTGGCTGTCGGACAAGTGCAGGACATGCGCAGGGCGCGGCTGCATGGTCATTGGCCACCAGCAGCACGTCAGCAACATCGTCTGCCAAACATGCGGGGGTACCGGCATCACGCCCATGCCGACGGCCAAGGACGCAGAGCTTGAGTGGAGCGAGGACGAGTTCGATTACCGCTTCCGCGAGCTCGTTGAAACGCTGGACGCGGCCTTTGAAGATTTCAGTCGGGGCACTGCTCGCGCGTTGAGAACGGGGCAGGATGAAGACCTATTGCAAGGTGTTGAGAAAAGTGTGGCATAATGCGGGCATAACAACGATAACCATCCTACCCATTGTTGGGAAAGGTGTGTCTATCGTTTGTGCAAGTTTGTTTTTTGTTGTCGTGTTGTCGGTCTCCTCACTGGTTGGACTTTATGGGTCTGGTCGCAAGATCAGGCCCATTTTCTTTGGGGAAAGCTGATGCCGACAAGACCCAAGACCATCTGCAACCATCCAGGTTGTGGACGACTGATCGATGGTGATCAAGCGTACTGCGCTGGACATAAGCGGGCTAGGGTGCAGGTGGAGCAGCAGGCTAGGACGCAGGCCGATGCGCGACGTGGGTCGTCGGCTGATCGTGGTTACGGATCGAAATGGCAAAAGGCTAGAGCGACGTACCTGATGTCTCATCCTTTGTGCCGCGTCTGCGATGGCCAAGGCCGCGTGAAGCTGGCCAAGGTTGTCGATCACATCGTGCCGCACCTGGGCGATCAGAAGCTCTTCTGGGACTCTGGCAACTGGCAACCGTTGTGCGCTTCGTGCCATTCGACCAAGACAGCTGCCGAAGATGGTGGTTTTGGCAACCGACGGGTTGTGTCGCGTTGAAGCAACGAAATGAAAGCGTGCAAGGGGTAGGGGGTACCGGAAGGCTAGGGGTTTGTGGACCTAGACCGCGCGCCCGACCAAATTTTCGCGGGCGCAATTTGGCAAAAGGGGATCAACAGATGGCTGGACGAAAACCCAAGCCAACGCATTTGAAAATCGTGACAGGCAATCCAGGCAAGCGTCCTTTGAATAAGCGTGAGCCTAAAGTATCAGGCGATCTGTCTGAGGCACCGGCGCACTTTACTGACGTTCAGCGCGAGATCTGGGACTACGCAATTGTCAATGCGCCAAAGGGTTTGCTCAAGCGACTCGATCGCTCGGTGCTTGAGACTTGGGTTGTGGCCTGCGTGTTTCACCGCGATGCGGTCAAGCAAGTGACTGAGAACGGCCAGGTGGTGGCATCGCCATCGGGCTATCCGATCGTCAATCCGTACTTGAGCAACGCCAACAAGCAGGCCTTGATCATGATGAAGGCCGCGTCTGAGATGGGTTTCACACCAAGCTCGCGTTCACGCATCGTCATGGCCGAGGAAACGATCAACGACGACCCTTGGGCAAAGCTAGCTGGTGACGAAGCGTGACTATTGCTCAATTGCGGCGACGTATGCAAAGGATGTTGCGTCGGGTCGCATTGCGGCTTCTCGTTTCGTTGCGGCGGCTTGCAAGCGGCAGACAGACGATCTAAAGCGCTTCAAAGCCAAAAGCGCGGCGTTTCAGTTCGACAAGGCAAAGGCCAGCAAGGTCTGCCAGTTCATCGAGCTGCTGCCTCATATCAAAGGGCCAAAGGCTGGCCAGCTGATCACGCTGGAGCCTTGGCAGATCTTCATCCTGACGACCATCTTCGGATGGGTCAAGAAAGACGGCACACGGCGCTTCAGGCGCGTTTATATCGAGGTGCCAAGGGGTAACGGCAAGTCGGCGCTGTCGTCGGGCGTAGGCCTTTACATGCTGGCTGCGGACAACGAGGGTGGCGCCGAGGTTTACAGCTTCGCCACGACCCGCGACCAGGCCAAGATCGTGTTTGGCGATGCGCAAAACATGGCCAGGCGCACGCCAGGCCTGAAGGCTCACTTTGGCGTGGACGTCAATGCGCACAACATCAACGTGCTGCGCACCGCGAGCAAGTTTGAGGCGCTGTCAGCAGAAGGATCGACGCTCGATGGCTTGAATACGCACTTTGCTTGCGTGGACGAGCTGCACGCGCACAAGACCCGCGCGGTCTACGACGTGGTGGAAACGTCCACCGGCAAGCGTGCGCAGTCGCTTTTGTGGGTCATCACGACCGCTGGCAGCAATCGAGCAGGGATCTGCTACGAGGTGCGCGGCTTTGTGGCCAAGGTGCTCAATGGCTCGGTCAAGGACGATTCGCAGTTCGGGATCATCTACGGGCTGGACGATGGCGATGATTGGACGACCGAGGATGCGCTGATCAAGGCGAATCCCAACTGGGGCATCTCGGTGATGCCCGAAGTGCTGCTGCCGCTGCAGGCCAAGGCGATGACGATGCCGTCTGCAGCGAACAACTTTAAGACCAAGCACTTAAACGAGTGGGTCAACGCTGACACCGCCTGGATGGATATGCGCGCCTGGGAGCGCTGCGCAGACCCAACGCTGGATGCCGAGCAGTTTGTTGGCGAGCCTGTCTGGATCGCGTTGGACTTAGCGAGCAAGGTGGACATCGCGGCCAAGATGTCGCTTTTCACGCGCGAGGTCGATGGCAAGCAGCACTTTTATGTGTTTGGGCAGTACTACTTGCCGCGTGACACGGTGGATCGCGGCGAGAACAGCCAATACCAAGGCTGGGAGTCGATGGGTTTGCTCTCGGTGACTGATGGCGCGGTGATTGATTTCCAAGTGATTGAAGACGATTTGCTGGCCGATTGCTCGCGGTTTGAAGTGCGCGAGGTGCCTTACGACCCGTTTCAGGCAACGCAGATGGCCACAAGGATGATGGCTCAGTCGGTGCCGATGGTCGAAATGAGGCCAACGGTGCTGAATTTCAGCGAGCCCATGAAGCAGATTGAGGCACTGGTGCTGCAAGGGCGGCTGCACCACGACGGCAATCCAGTGCTGGCTTGGATGATGAGCAACGTGGTGGCGCACACGGACGTCAAAGACAACATTTATCCGCGCAAGGAGCGGCCAGAGAACAAGATCGACGGCGTGGTCGCCTTGATCATGGCTTTGGGTCGAGCAATGTCAACTGAAAAACAGGAAGAGCTTAAACCTCAAATCATTATTTTATGAAAAATTGGCTCAACCGTTTGGGGATGCGCATTGTGCAGGCTTCGGGCGGGATTCCTATCAGCGAGGGCATGCGCGGCAACGAGCTGTATGACTGGTTCACAGCCGGAGGCGGTGCAGCAGGCGTGTCGGTTAACGAACGCACCGCCATGTCTGTTTCTGCTGTTCACGCTTGCGTGGAGTTGATTGGTGGGTCAATTGCCAGCTTGCCGCTGCATTTTTATCGTCGCAGTCAAGATCGCCGCGAACGCTACATGCCAGAGATCTGGTGGATGCTCAATGAGCGCCCTTGGCAAAACTGGCCTGCAGCGTCGTTTTGGATGTTTGTGACCGCATCCAAATTGCTGCACGGCGATGCGTTTGTTTTGATTCATCGGGCAAGCCCATTTTCACCGGTGATTATCGGTTTTGAACCTATTCACCCGCTGCGCGTTGAAGTCGATAAGCGCGACGATCGAATTGTGTACACGCTTTGGCGTGAACGAGACACAGACGGTGGTTTATATCCGACCGTGGTTGAATCTGATGATGTGCTGCACATTCCTGGCCCTGGGTTTGACGGGCTGCGTGGGCTTTCACAAATTAAACACGTCCTGCGCAACCCTGCAGGCATTGCCATTGCTGCCGATGAGCACAGCGCAAGGTTTTTTCAAAATGGAGCACGGCCTGATTTTGCGCTGGAAATTCCAGGCAATTTGAGTTTTGAGCAACAAGAGATGTATCGCCGCTCTTGGGCAGATCGGCACCAGGGCGTTTATAAATCGAATCTGCCAGCACTTCTCACCGGCGGCGCAAAGATTCACGAAGTGACGCTTAACGCTGAAGATTCGCAGCTGCTCACAACACGCGGTTTTCAAGTCGAGGACATCGCCCGTGTTTTCGGAGTGCCACCGCACATGATCGGCCACACCGAGAAAACAACCTCATGGGGCTCTGGCGTAGAGCAGATGTCTATTGGTTTTGTGAAATTCACGCTTCAAAGACATTTGGTTGCGTTTGAGCAAGAAATTAACGCAAAAGTATTCAAAACCTCTCGAAACTTTTGTGAATTTCAAACATCTGGTCTTGAACGAGGAGACATTAAGTCGCGTAACGAAAGCTACCGAATTGCTCTTGGTCGCGCCGGAGAACCTGGTTGGATGAGCGTGAACGAAGTTCGCAAACTTGAAAACATGCCACCGATTGAAGGTTTTGATGCAATTTCCAATGCGGGACAAATTACACAAGAGGCAACCCCATGAAAGATTGTTTTAAGTTACTGGTTGACAACAAAAAGTCTGGTTTTTTTCTTGCGGAATATTCGACAGATAAAAAAGAAGACGATCAGTCAACGATTTATTTATACGATCAAATTGTTTCAAATGATTTAGCTGCTGAATATTTTGGCGGCGTATCGCCACAGTTGTTTGTGCAGACGCTTGCGCAAATAAATACCAAGGTCATTGCGCTGCGCATTAACTCGCCTGGGGGCGACGTTTTTGCCGCGCGAGCCATGGAGCAGGCTTTGCGTGAGCATCCCGCCAAGATCGTTGCTCACATTGATGGCTATGCAGCAAGCGCTGCGGGCGTTGTGGCTATGGCTGCCGATGAAATTGTGATGAACGAGGGCGGGTTTTTCATGATTCATAAGGCTTGGACTATGGGCCTTGGAAATTCTGATGACTTTATGAATACGGCAGCGTTGCTTGAGCAAATCGATGCCTCACTTGTGATGACCTACGCAAAGCGCACAGGGCAAAGCTCCGAGCAAATTGCTCAGTGGATGCGCGACGAAACCTGGATGACTGCTCAAGACTCAGTGAATCGCGGATTTGCCGATCGTATTGAGTTGGGCGCTAAAGCGCAGGGCGCTTGGAACATGAGCGCTTATGCAAAAGCACCCGTTGTCAAATCGAATGTCGATCAGTTGCGCAGAAAGCTGCAGCTGGTGACCAAAGCTGCCTAGCTCCCGCTAGCAGATTAGGCCGTCGTGTTTAGACGGTTTTTTTCTTAAACCACCGAAAGGAAAGTGATGAAAAGCATCCAAAACCTGCGGGAGCGCCGCAACACTCTCGCAAAATCAGCTCACGATTATCTTGACGCAAACAACGAAAAGTGGACTGTTGAAAATACAGCTAAGTACGACGGTTTGCTCGCAGAAATTGATGACGTTGACGCACAAATTAAGCGCATCAATGATGCCAACGAGCGGCTTGCCAAAGAAGCACTTGATGCACAAGTCAATGACGCTGCAGCTCGCGTTCAGCGCGACAAGGGCGAAGTTGGCGCCGTGTTTTCCAAGTGGCTCCGTGGCGGCGACAACGCAGTCACCGCGCACGAATGGTCTGCGATTCGCGCAACCATGAGCACCACCACGAATAGTGAAGGCGGTTTTACCGTTCAAAAAGACGTGGCGCGATTGATTACCGAGGCGCTTAAATCCACAGGCGGCGTGCGTACGGTTGCCACAGTGATTACCACCGAAATGGGCAACCCGATTGACTACCCAACCTCGGATGGCACGTCTGAAGAGGGTGAGATTCTTGCAGAAAACGCATCTTCAACCAACGTAGATCCTTCGTTTGGTGTTGTGCCTTTGGTCACCTACAAATACTCCTCGAAGGACGTTGCGGTGCCCATCGAGTTGCTGCAAGACTCGGCTGTGGACATTGAAGCCTTTGTTCGCAATCGTCTGGTTACGCGCATTGCACGCATCACCAACAAGCACTTCACCACCGGCACGGGCTCAGGCCAGCCCAAAGGTGTTGTGGTTGCTGCCTCATCGGGCAAGGTTGGCGCAGCGGGTCAAACAACCAGCGTGACCTACGACGATCTGATTGATTTGCAGCACAGTGTTGATCGTTTGTACCGCGCTCGCAGCGCAGCTTTCATGATGGCTGATAGCACGGTTAAAGCGATTCGCAAGATCAAAGATCAGAGCAATCGTCCGATCTTTGTGCCAGGCTACGAAGTCGGTGTGCCTGGCGGTGTGCCCGATACGCTGCTGGGCGATCGCCTGATTATCAATGACGATGTGGCAGCGATGGCAGCTTCTGCAAAGTCAATCGTTTACGGCGATTTCACACCCTACATCATCCGTGATGTGATGGCATTCACGCTGTTTCGCATGACTGACAGTGCTTACGCTAAAAAAGGCCAGGTTGGCTTTTTGATGCTTTCGCGTCATGCAGGCAATTACACGGACGTTGGCGGTGGTTTGAAGTTTTATCAAAACCCAGCCGTTTAATTAGCAGTAAGACGAAAGCGCTCTGCGGCATGGCTGCGGGGCGTTTTCTTTTTTTTTGAGGCTGACATGTGGGTAAGGTCTGAGCTGGTTACAGGGCCAACGGACGAGCAGATCACGCTTGCAGAGGCCAAAGCACACCTGCGCGTTGATTCTAACGACGAAGATGCCTACATCTACGCGCTGATCAGTGTGGCGCGTGACGCTGCAGAGTCAGCTTGCGCTCGACGTTTTGGGGCGCAGTCGTGGAAACTTTACTTTGATGATTTTGAGCGCATCAAGCTGCATGGCTGCGGCCAGGTGAGCTCGGCCACGCTTTACTGGCGTGATCAAAACGGCGCCTGGCAGGCCTTGACAGCAACGCAATACGAAATTGTCAAGTCGTTGCCTGCTTCTGTGTTTTTGAACAATACGTTCAGCACGCCAACCACGGGCAACTATGCCGAGATCGTGCGTGTTGATGTTACATGCGGTGAGACTGCACCGCGTGGTGTCAAGCAGTGGATGTTGCTGCGCATTGCCTCGCTGTATGAACAGCGCGAGGATATGGTGGTTGGCGCTGGCATTACATCGAATGCGACGCTTTTTGTGCCGCAGCTGCTTGAGCCCCACCGCGTGATTGATTTTTGATGGACGCAGGCAAGCTCGATCGCCGCATCACCATCCAACGGCGCGTGACAACGCTGGACAGCTATGGCCAGCAATCGACAGGATGGACAAACATCGCCACCGTCTGGGCCAATGTGAAGCCCGTTGGTGGCCAGGAGCGCATGCGATCAGGCGCTTTGGAATCGACGCTGACGCACACGATCATGGTCCGCTACCAGCTGGACCTGATGCCAGCGATCGAAGCGGACGCCTGGCGCATTCTTTACGGCTCGCGGGTGATGCAGATCACCGCAGCCAGAGACCTGCAGGACGCTCGGCGCTGGATTGTTTTTGAGTGCATTGAAACGGGGGCTGAGTGATGGCTGAGATTGCAGTCAGCGGCCTGGCCGAGCTCAAGAAGGCGCTGGATCAGCTACCGGCAAAAGTTGA